ATGGAGTTTCTTGAGGAAGAAGGCATAACACAAGAAGAGTTTTTTGAAGAGATAGCCGAGGAGGAGTTTAATGATGAACTTACTGAGGAATCTTTTGAAGAGTTTGAGGAACCACTGGAAGAGAGCACAATCACGGAAGAAAGCGTTCCAGAGGTTATTGATAGTAAAGAAGAAGGAATTGAAACAGAGATTACTGAAGAAGAACCAGAACAAGAAGTAGCACAAAATGAACCAACAGAAGAGGAATCAAAAGAGAATGAATCCGATAGCAAAGGAACTGAGGAGTCCGAAGTACAGGCAGAGGAAAGTGAAGAGCAAGATGGTGTACAGCCGGAAGGACGAGATGAGTTGGACACCAACAAAAGGGTTGCTACAGATGTTGCAAAAGTAGAAACTAAATTAAAAAAGAATTTAAAAAAGATTGCTAAGCAAATAGCACAGGTTACAAAGAAGAACACTCAAAATCTATCAAAAGAGGATTTATTTTTTAAGAATAATACGGCATTGAACGCCTATAAGAAAATGAAATTTTATAAGTCAAAGGACATCTATACAGATGCTAATCTAGATTTATTTAATCAAATTGATTTAGGCATTTATGCTAAAGATATTTATACGAACGTAACTTTAACAAGTTACACACAAAACGACCCTGTAGAAGTACACAGAGTACAATTATATAAAGCACAAGAAAAAACTAATAGATTAAAACTAGAATTGGAGGCTATGCGAAATGAAAATAATTGATAAACTTAGTACCTATGCGGCACTTATTGGTGTTGTATCAGCAATTGGTGGAGGGTTTTATGCATGGGGTGAGTTTAATACAAGGCTTTCAGCAATAGAAAATGAACCTCCCATTAATTTAACTCCACTTAAAAATGGATTAAAAGAAGTGACTAATAATTTAAGTGAAGCTAAAATAGATTTAATAGACAGGATAAAAAATGTTGAAGATAAGATTCAAACAACAGATTTAACAAATGTCTACGCAAGAATAAGTGAAGTTGAAACTAAAATTAAACCTACAGATTTAACAAATGTTTATGCAGAAATTGCAAAGGTAAGAGAAGAATTGGCAGCATTGGATATACCTGAAACTGTAAATTTAAAACCTTTGGTTAAAGCATTGCAGGAACTAGAGAAAGCAGTAGCTATTGTGCAAAAGGAAAATCAAGTACAGGATGCTATGATTGAAGAAATTAAATTAAAAGCAAATAACCCATTAGCAAATTAGCCAACAAATTTTTTTAGTAAAATTTTGTTGTAAACCAGTTTTAATACTTGAAAAGTTTTTAGTATATATTATATACTAAATAGACTAATGCCATAAAGGATTAGTCGAATTTAACTCGCTTAACAAGGAGTAATATTATGGGCGATTTAGACATATTAAGAAATCATTTTTTAGGGTTTGACAATGATTTTTTTTCGGATTTTTTTATAAAAACCCCTACAACTTATCCACCTTATAATGTTAAGGAAAAAGACGATAAAGGTCTTATTGAATTAGCAGTAGCAGGGTTTAAGGAAAAAGACTTAAAAATTGAAGTAAAGGATAATTTACTATCTATTCACGGTTGTAAAGAACCAGAAGATAAAGATATAAGTAAATTATATTCAATTCATAGAGGAATAGCTAATAGAAGCTTTACTCGAAAATTTCAACTACATGAACACATAGTTATTAACGGGGCTAAACTTGAAGATGGTATGCTTAAAGTATCCTATCATAGGGAAGTTCCGGAATCAGAAAAACCTAAGATTATAAAAATAAAATCTTAGAGTACCATTTTTTGACTATCTTTTAACATTAAATCAAATACCCCTTTATAGTAATCCAACATGGACGCTATAACAGGGGTATTTTCATATTCGGGGTTCCACTTGTCCATAACCCGAACAAAATCTTCAGTTCGAGCTAATTTAGTTTCTAATACAAGCAAACCTTGTGTGGTTAACTTTACATCAAAACTAGCAATTGTACTTGAATTGGGCATTAAGCATTTTTGGTATCCCCTAGTTCTTTTTTTGGTGGATATTTCTTATTAAATTGTGATAAATTCAAATTCTTAACATCCTCTCTAAACTGTCTAACCTGTTCCTTTTCATACCCCTTTGTTTTTTTTAAATCCTCTGCTGTCTCAAATATTGCGGATGTTTCCTCTGCTTTTGGCTTATCACTCATTATATTCTCCCTATGTGCCATAACATCAAGTCCTTTTTCAACTAATTCAAAAAATTGCTTGTGTGATTTAGTAATAAATATCTCATCTTCAAACGTAATTTTCCAATCATCTTGTTCTATATCATGTAATTTTTGTATTCTAACTATTTGTTTTTCCATCTTTTTTCTTCAACTTTTTATTAAATTTTTTAACGTATTCTAATGTCATACGCCCTCTTCTTTCTCCTTCTGACTCCTCTTCTTTTGGCTCCTTAAATTTAATTTCTCCTGCTATAGCCCCATATGCTGACATATCTACATATGTATCCTTACTGACAGCCCCTAATTTTGTTCGTGCAGTTTTTAATAGTACCATTAGTATTGCCACATCATGAGCTTCTACTTTTATATCTAAATATGCTGACCATAATTTTGCGATATTATTATGATTTTTAACTTTATCACCATAATCTTTATGGCGTTCTCCCGCTATTAATATATCAGCTTCTTTTAATATTTCTTTAGTTATTAGCATATTTTTACTAAATCTACTAAGGGTATAAGATATCCTTTAGACGTTAAATTATCTCCTCCTGCAACAATGCGGTAAGTACTATTATACACCTTTTTGAGCAACCTGTCAAGAGGAATCTCAATAGAAAATAGATGTTTGTCATTTTTATCTACAATTTTAAAAATCCATATATCAGCTTTACTAGTTTTTATGCCGCTTTCTTTCTTTCTTGACTCAAATTCCACAAATACATTACCTGTTTTACAAGACAGTCTATCAGTCTTTAATTCATAATTTTTACGAGATTCTATAACAAGTTTTTCATGTTTTTTTCCATAATTCAAATCTTTTTTAAATTTTGTTATAGAAAAATCATGTGTTTTTAATTTATTAATATTCGTACTATTATTTTCTTTTATAGATGTCAATGCTTTTTCCCCATATTAACTTTTTCTATATTACCTAATCCTAAATCTTCCGTTGTTATTTTTTCTCCTTTATTCTCTAATTCAACCATTTTATCCATAACAGACATTTGTCCCAAATTAACAAGTCTATCCATATCAGTATCCATCATTTCCATTAATCCCCTTAAAACAAAAAATGAAGGATGCACTTGTTTATTAGGGTCGGTTGTATCATATGCTACAGTACTAAAACCTACTGTTCCTTCTTCGGGTTTAATAATAATATACATTCTATCAGGAAGTAGTGATAGTTTTTCTATATCATTTAACAAAGGATTTATTTTTTCATCAGCCATTTTTTAGGTATTGTTTTTTCTGCCCATAGTATGTTATGCTTATCACACCAATCACCATAGGTTGTTTTACTTGATTTATTAAGTTTATTTTTAGCATTTACAAATAAAAGTCTAATGTCAAATTTTTTATTCTGCTCTTTAACCAACAAATGTTTTTGTCTATCTGCTAAATCCCAAAACCCTTTTGCCTCAACAAATATATCTTGTTTTGATAAATAAAAATCGGGTGTATACCTTTTAATTTTAGGTTGATATTCTAAATACATAGTTTCATACTCATAAGAAATATTATTTTTTATTAACCAAAGTGCTATCCCTCTCTCAAATTCAGACCGAAATCCTTTTCGTTTCATACAAGAGTTGTCATTCTATATTTATTAGTTGTGTCTATACATTTAGAAAATATAATTGCTAGTGTTGGAGCATTTTTTTCTAATTCTATTAGTGCTTCATCTATTTCTATTGATGGTAGAATAATTAATTTTCCCTGTCGTATTTTTAATTGCAAAGAATGAAAACTGTCACGTATAACCCTTGTAGTTTTAACTATATTATCTTCCTTAAAATACCCGTTAGAACCTATAGTTTCTCTAGTAATAAGTGCATGACAATTGTCATTGCTACGCATCCATTCCTTCATTTCACCCCCGCCCTTCTTACTTTCATTATCCGTAAATACCCAAATAGTATCCTTATTTGTTGAGATATCATCTTTTTTAAAAGGGGATGTCAACCACAATACGTTCATATGTACTTAACTTCCGTATTTTTTAATTTATTATACCATACCAAAGGCTTAGATTTAGCCCGTGATGTCACTTTTTCATGCAATTGTGCCTTTGGCCAACAATGTTTTCTAAATTGACAGAACCCACAAATAGTTTCTAATATAGTATTTCCTGTCTCTAGTCGCTGTCCCTTATATGCACCCGATTTAGCTAAGTATGTTTCGGGCAATGCTTTAAATAACTTTTTGAATTTCTTTTTAGAATTAAGATGTTTAATAGTTTTAACTGCTTTTTCTAATACTTCTTTTCTATCATTTTCTTGATTGTCGGGTGCTTTGCATACGGCAAATTCCCCTGTCACCTTATTTATGGCTATCCACCCACCAAAAGGTACATTTTCCCCTTCTCCATATAAATGTCCTTGCATAACATACCCAAAGGGGTCATCTTCTTTTATTTTATTATAGCTACCATATTCTCCAAACTTACCCATAAAACTTGATGGACTAGCTGATTTTATATCCCAAACTTTTCCGTCTATTTTTATGTCATATGTTCCACCTAAATCTGTATCTCCCAATTTTAATGTCACAGGACTTTGTGTTTTTTCTATATTTATTTTTGCTCCTCGCATTACTGCAATTGCAACTGCCTCTAACAAATCTCCCATTAAAAATTTTATTATAGTATTGTACTGTATTTCTCCTTTAATACCTTTTTTTTCTAATTGTTGTTGGCATAAAGGTTTCCCCAAGCCCGACATTCGCATTCTCCAATCAATTTTTTCATTAAACTGCTTTTCTAATGCTTTGCCACAAGCTTCTTTAAATTCATTAATAACAGCAGGGGGAAGTTTTACCTTCCCCCCAACTGCATCATAGAGAAAGTTTTCAATTAGGGTATGTATCATACCATTTAAGCATCTAACTCAATAGCTAGGGAGTGGTCACCATCTTTTGTTTTTTTCTTAATGGCTACCCTATGTTTCTCTATAACACCTTCATTTATGGATTTTATAGCAAGAGAAAATTCCTTTAGTAAATTTCCATCAGCTTCTGATAGCTTATCTACTGTTTCCCCCATCTTAATACCTACTACAAAAAACGTATTGCCACCGGCTTTTTGTCTTTTAGTAGATAGCATAAGATTAGTGCGTATCATTGGTTTTTTCTGTTTTGCTAAATTTGATAGCACAGAACTAAACGGAGAATAATTAACTCCTTTAGCATAGTATACGCATGGAATTTCCTTTAAGTCCTTAACTACTTCTCCATCAGCTTTTTTTCCTTCGCCAACAGAAACAACTCCATAAATAACTTGATTACATTTAATAGAACTTTGAATAACCCTCTGCGGGTCATTATCAGATAAACTACTTATTTGTTCTCTAGATAGCTTACCACATTTATATGTCCCTATTGTATCAGCGAATTGGTCACCTAGTGATGGCATTTGCACACTTGATGTAAATGTTTCATCGCTGTTATCCCAATAACTATACGCATAGAGCCTTATAAAAGGTCTAAATGTAACCTCTTTAGAATATATATTGTCACCATCAACTCGAACTGCAAAATGTCCCCTTGGTAATGGGTTTTCATTTTCGTCTTCCGTTTGATAATTTATAGACAGCCGTGACAATACCGAAGCTTGCGAACCATTGTCCGTTTGCCCCGTTAGTTTCATCAACTCCTTATCGCTTATATCATCAAGATTAGCGGGAACTGATAATGCTTTACTGTCTGTTCCATTTTCACCCATTGGTTTTATAAACCTCCTTCATGTTAAGCCAATTGTCACCGATTTTTAATTCAATTCCGATTGGCATGGTGTATTTAAAGCCATACCGTCTTTCACATTCACTGGATAAAGACATCATAGCCTCCTTTAAAGTTTTGATAGCTTGTTGTTCTTCCTTTGGATACACATCCAAAGTTATACTATCATGTACTGTATTGCAGATAATAGTCTTTAATTTATATTTTGTCAACAAGTTTTTTAATTTAATTAATGCAATCGGCAATAAATCTGCCGTAGCAAAACCCTGTACAGGATAATTCTTTATCGCTGTTGAATTTGTTACACTTCCACTACGTAATCTCTCTATATTTGGGAAAAAATATTGTCTTCCCGATGGTAGCACCACTTTATTTGTCATAAAAGCCTCGTCTTGTAACTTTCTATGCCATTGTGATATCCCTATGTATTTATTCTTAAATGCCCTATAATAATGCATTTGCTTAGGCGTACCTAAGATACCCCCATAAAGTGGTTTAAACGTGTCAGACTTCG